CTACTGGCACCGCTGGCGACGTGCGCTACGACGCTTCCTACGTTTACATCTGCACCGCTACCGATACCTGGAAGCGGGCTGCCATCTCTACCTGGTAACCATCATGGCTGAATTTATCATTTCAATCGACGACAGCCTCATTCCTGGCATCGTCGCCATTGCTTACACCGAAGGCAAACAGCCCGAGGACATCATTCAGGAGTACGCCTACACGGCTGCCAATAAGGCTTGTCAGGACTACCAGGTGGGTCCGTACTGGATCATGCCTGAACCACGCTTCAACCAAGACGGCACCCCTTATGTGGCACCAGTCCCCCCACTAGACAACGACACTACTCCGCCGGTTGAGGAGGGCGTATGACGCTGATCGTTCGGCCTGGGTTCGCATATGACACCGATGCATCGAACTACATTGATGCGGTGGAAGCTGCTGACCAGGCCGATACCCCTGGCATTGGGGCAATGGAAACCGGCGTCCGGTACGCAATCAACGACTTTGTAATTGGCTGCAAGAATGACGGTGTTTGGACTGCACTTAAAAATAGTTGCATCCTGGCAGGAGCCAAGACGCTCGAAGGATCGTTTATTGATCTCAAGTCCTGCACTAAGGTCTTGACCAATAACAACTTTGCGGATGGCACTTACAGCGGCAGTAACTACACAACTGGCGACTACAACCGAAAGACGGGGCTGGTGGGGGATGCAACTACTAAATACTTGAACAGTAATCGAAACAACAATGCTGATCCGCAAAACAGCCAACATCTCTCAGCATATGTAACCGAACAGCCAGACCCCACAGGCAGCGTCAACCGTGCATACCTGGGAACTAATTGGGGCCTACCTGGATCTAGCGTAATAGGTCGATCAGGAACTACTGCGCGGCCAATGTATGCTGAAATGAGATACGGAACTGAATTTGTAGGCGGCACCGCATCTGCAACTACTGGTTTTTTTGGCGCGTCCATTGGCAGCAGTAGCACTTTTTCTGTTAGATATAGTGGTACGGCTGCTAACCAATTGTCGACTTCGGCAACTCCAAGAAACGAAAACATTAACGTGTTTAGGAATGGCGGTGGATCAGTTTATACGGCAAATCGCCTAGCCTTCTACTCCATCGGTGAATCCCTAAACCTCGCCCTACTAGACGCCCGCGTGTCAGCACTTATCACCGCATTTGGAGTAGCAATACCATGACCAACACCGAAACCTATAACACTACGAGGTGTCAGCCATGAGCCCGATTTATGTACCGGGGAAGGTGGTGTTGGCGCAACAGCAAAAGTTTCCGGCTGTGCTGGGTGAGCCCTGGGGCGGTGGCTACTTCGCTGGCTACATCAGCCACACTGCTAACGGCAGCCCCACCCATGCGCTGATCGTGGCGCCTAGGGCTACTGGTGCTACAGGCGGCGGCTACACGCTGACCACAAACCTTCAGTGGAAGACTGCCAACACAACAACCGCTGGCACCACTAGCTCCTTTGATGGTGCAGCAAACACTGCCGCAATAGTTGCCGCAGGCATAAGCGATCACCCTGCTGCTCAGTTCTGCGTAAATCTCAGCATTGGCGGATTTACTGACTGGTATTTGCCATCAAGATACGAAATGTCTATCGCATACTTTAACTTAAAGCCTACAACCGCCGTTAATGACGCATTTAGTGGGGCTAACCCATACTCCGTGCCATTAAGAGCCATTAACAACACAACCACTTATCCATCAATTACTCATGTTACCGGATTTACGAATACTTCGGAAGCGTTTGTGGCTGACTTTCACTGGATATCCGAGCAGAGCGCTATAAGTACAGCTTTTGTTTATAGGTTTTCTAATGGCCAAGAAGGTGCGTCTGATCCGAAAGTAAATACTTTTAGAACTCGCGCCTTCCGCCGCATAGCCTTATGACCTACCTCTTAGACACTGCCACTAATCACTTTGGGAGGATGGTGCCATGAGTTGGGTTATTACAGGTTCTGAGAAAACGCCAGTTGATCCGCAGTTTGGGAGTGTGTCGCTGCTGCTTCACGGCAACTTGGTAACGACAACCACCAACATCGTTGACAACAGCCCTACGCCGAAGATTGTGACGCCTGTTGGTAACGCTCAGATCAGCACGGCAATTGCAAACCAGTTTGGAAACACCACTGGAGTAATTGCGTTTGATGGTAATGGAGATAGGCTGTCTGTTCCCTTAATTGAGCTAAATGGCAACTTTACGCTAGAAACATTTATTAGGCTTAACGATACAGCTGATTGCATAGCTTTTGGCGGAGAAAGTATTTTCACTCAGTGGATGAGATTTAACCAGGCGGGCACTCCTGGAAGGTTTGATAGTTATTTGAATAGCCAAACCGTTTTTGGTAATATAAGCTCAGGCATTGTCATCAATACTTGGTATCACATAGCAATCGTGAGATCCAGCACTACGTTTTATTTGTTTATAAATGGTACACAAGTTGCTATAAACAGTTCCCCTCCTGCTGGCACCACTGGCAGACTTACCCTGCAATGGATTGGCGATGTGAGCAACAATAATTTCCATCCTGTTAACGGATACATTGATGAATTGCGCGTCACCAACGTCGCCCGCTACACGGCCAACTTCACACCCCCTGCCGCCCAGTTCCCTGACATCTAAGCAACCCTCGTAGTGTCCCCGACTTCAATGGTGGTTACAGTGACACCAATACCCCCTAAGCCTCTCCACGGAAGCTCAAACCTGGGGGTCACTCTTGTCACCAAAACCGGCTTGTCGTTAACGGATCGCGGCTTCGTGTCAGGCAATCGGGCTTGTCGTTAACAGGTGATCCGCTGGCAGCTCCCCTCGATATAGCTTCGCAACTCTCGTAGAGACCACCACTAAGCCGCCGGGTGCTGCGTCAACAGCCCCGGCCTTTTTAACTGCTAAAGTAGAAGGGTCTAAGTATTACACCTGTGTCCGAAGAACAACAAGCACCAGTAGTTCCCGTGGAACTCGTTGCTCCCCAGCTTGTGGCTGAAAGTTCCGATCTGGCCGCCCAACTAGAAGCCGTCAAGGCAAAAAACGCTGAACTCATCAGCGAACGCCGTAAGGACCGCGAAAACCGCGAAAACCTACAAAAACAACTTGACGGTATCCAACAGGCACAGGAGCAAGCCAAAACCACAAAACTTGCCGAATCCGGCGAGTACAAAACTTTGTGGGAAGAGGCCCAAAAAACTGTTGCCGAACTCAAACAACAGTTGAACACCAAAGAATCCGAGGTGGAGCAAATTCGCCAAGGCTTCACACAGGAGCAGCTCCGAGCTGGCGCTATTTCCCAACTTTCTCAAGCTGGTGCATTGGCCCCCGATCAGCTGTATCGTTTGTTGCAGGAGAACCTACGCGCTAAAGAAGGACAGCCTGTGGCTGTTACCGGCGGCGTCGAAGTTCCAATTAGCGACTACATCGCTAATCTTAAAAATCCCGGCAGTGGTTACGAGCATCATTTTGCTGCCAGTAATCGTTCCGGCATGGGTGTAACGAGCAGTGCCCGTTCCACCGCCGTCCCAGGTCAGTCCAATCCTTGGTCTAAAGAAGCCTGGAACGTTACCCAGCAGATGATGATGCTGGTCGATAACCCCGATATGGCCCGCCTCCTGAAATCAGAAGCCGGCGCCTAGCCCCTGTGGGGCACCCCCATAAACCTCACTGGAGCTGATCCGTGTCTTTCAACGGCAACTTTTCGGGAGGAACATTCCTCTCCAACCTTGTTACTCGCCCCGAGTTCCTTCAGTACACCGCTGAAGGTATTTTTGAGCAGTCGAAGTGGATTCAGTCCGGCATTGTGCAGCGCAACGCTGCTCTTGATGCCCGTGCTGGCGGCACCCGTGTCCGCGTCCCCTTCTTCGACCCCATCGCCCCGACTGAATCCCAGATTCTGAGCAACTCCACCTGGGGTGGCGGCGGCGGCTACTTGGTGCCATCGAACGTGACTGCCGACGAGCAGATCATGACGATTCTGCACCGTGGCTTTGCCTACGCCGCTGATGACCTCAGCAAGCTGGGCTCCGGCGCTGACCCCTTGGCCCACGTCCGCAACCAACTCACCGCAGCCATCAACAAGCTGAAGACTGCCACTCTGGCAGCCCAACTGCTTGGTCTGTTTGGCCCTATCGCCGGCACTGGCGTCCTTGGTCCCAACCAACTGAACAAGTCATTTGCCGGTGTCCCCGGTTCAATGACCGAGGCCAACTTCCTCAACGTAGCTAACGTTGTCGGCGTCAAGGCGCTGCTGGGTGAGCGCGGCGACGAACTCGATTCGATTGCTATGCACTCGAACGTGGCTTACTACCTCCAACAGATCGGAATGCTGGTTTTCAGCACCTCCGCTCTGTCTACAGGTGGTGCTGTGGTCTGGGGCGGCGGCGGCATCGGCGTCACCCAAACTGAAGTTGCCACCTTTGCGGGCCTGCGGGTTGTCATTGACGACCAGCTGACCGCTCTGACCGGCGGCACTGCAACCCACGCGAAGAAGTACCCTGTGTACCTCTTCAAAACTGGTGTTGTTTCCGAGGGCATCCAACAGGACTTGCGCCTGGCTGCCGACCGCAACATCCTGTCCATGCAGGACGTTCTGGCTGTGGATTACCACTACGGTTACCACATCACCGGTACCAAGTGGGCTTCCGCTACGGACAACCCCCTCAACACCACCGCCACCGACCAACTGGGCGCCATCGCCAGCTGGAACTTGGTGTACTCGTCCACCAAGCAGGTGCCCATCGCACGTCTGCTAATTAATACGCCATTCG